CACGTTTACACGCATCCACAGTTCGGGCCTCGGATTTCGCCCGGCAGGGGCGGGCGGGGCTGACTGACCGTGCCAGCGCATCGAAAGCCGACCGCAGTGCTGAAGCGCAACGGAGCCTTCAAGAAAAACCCGAAGCGCGCGGCCGAGCGCAAGCATGAGCCGCCGCCGAATGGACCGATCGGGCCGCCGCCGGCGAGCCTCACGCCGAAGCAGGTGGAGTGCTGGGTCGAGATCATCGCCAACGCGCCGGAGGGCGTGCTCGCCAAATCCGACCGCGTCGTGGTCGAGATCGCCGCGCGCCTGCTCGCGCACGTCCGCAGCAAGGCCAAGGTGAGCGCCGCGCTCATCGCGCTCCTGGGCCAGAGCCTCCAGCGCCTCGGCATGACGCCCGCCGACCGCTCGCGCGTCGCCGCACCGGGCGCCGCTCCGCCGAAGTCCGCCTGGGACGCGATCGACAACCCGGACGTGGCGAATGCCGTCCAGTAAGCCGAAGCCGAGGAAGACGAAGACGCGCGGCGCCGCCACCGCGCGCAAAGCGGCGCCGAAGAGCCGCAGGGCGACCGGGAATCCCGCCCCGCGAAAGCCACCCGCGCCGAGTGCCGCGCCCGCTGCGAAGCGCGCGCCAGCCGCCAGCCCGCCGGCGCCCCACGTCGCCGCCGCCGAGCGCTACGTCGCCGGCGTGCTCGACGGCACCATCCCCGCCTGCAAGTGGACCCGCCTCGCCTGCGCCCGCCACCGCCGCGACCTCGCCGCCTCCGCGACCGGTGGCCGCTACATCCTCGACGTGCAGCGTGCCGAGCGCGCCTGCCGCATCATCGAGCTCCTGCCGCACATCAAGGGCGAGAAGGCCAAGCGCGACGAGCTCATCGTCCTCGGCGACTGGCAGGCCTTCATCACCGTCTCGATCTTCGGCTGGGTCGACAGGAAGACCGGCCTCCGCCGCTTTCGCAAGGTCTACATCGAGGTCGCGAGGAAGAACGGCAAGAGCACCTTCGCCGCGGCAATCCTCATCGTCCTCGCCTTCTTCGACGGCGAGGCCGGCGCCGACGGCTACTCCGCCGCCACCACCCGCGACCAGGCGCGCATCGTCTTCAAGACCGCCCAGGAGATGATCCGCAAGAGCATCGAGCTCCGCGAGCGCTACGGCGTCGAGCTCCTCGCCCATGGCATCGTCCAGGAGTCGACCGGCTCCAAGATCGAAGCCCTCTCCGCCGACGCCAACACCCTCGACGGACTCAACCCCCACGTCGCCGTCATCGACGAGCTCCACGCCCACAAGACCCGCAAGGTCTACGACGTCATCGAAACCGCCCAGGGCGCCCGCGCCCAGCCGATGCTCGTCTCCATCACCACCGCCGGAGACGACATCTCCGGCGTCTGCTACGAAGTGCGCACCTACCTCACCAAGATCCTCGAGCAGGTCGCAACCGACGACTCCACGTTTGGCCTGATCTACACCGCCGACGAAAACGACGACTGGACCGCCGAGACCACCTGGCGCAAAGCCAACCCCAACTACGGCGTCTCCGTTTACCCCGAGTACCTCGCAGACCTAGCCCGCAAAGCCATCCAGACCCCAGCCGCCCAGGCCAACTTCAAGACCAAGCACCTCGACGTCTGGGTCTCCAGCAACTCCGCCCTCTACAGCGTCGAGGCGTGGAAGGCCTGCGCCCGCCCCGAGCTCACCCGAGAAGGCCTGGCCGAGTTCCCCTGCATCACCGGCGTCGACCTCGCGAGCACCAACGACCTCTGCAGCGCCTACGACGTCTACCGCGACGACTCCGCCGACGAGCCCGTCTTCTACGTCATGGGCAGGAACTACGTCCCCGAAGACACCATCCGCGCCAGCCGCATCGCCCAGTACCCAGGATGGGAAGAGACCGAGCGCCTCATCGCCACGCCCGGCGACTCGACCGACTACCAGCGCATCGAAGACGACCTGCTCGAGCTCGCTCCGCCCGACCGCCGCGAGATCGTCCTCGACAAGTACCAGAGCCGCCACCTCGCCACCCGCCTCCAGGCCGAAGGCATCACCGTCGTCGAGCTCGCTATGAACGTCTCCACGCTCAGCGAGCCGACCAAGATGCTCGACGTCCTCATGCGCCGCCAGCGCATCCTGCACGACGGCGACCCGCTCCTCGAGTGGGCCATCTCCAACGTCGTCGGCCACGTCGACGCCAAGGACAACGTCTACCCCCGCAAAGAGCGCCCCGAGAACAAGATCGACCCCGCGATCGCCGTCCTCGAAGCCCTCTCCCGCTGGCTCTCCTCCGAGATCAGCGGCCCCACCGTCCTCGAAACCGAAGGGATCCGATTCGCATGAGCCAACCCCCCCGCCGCCTGACCCGCTCCGAAGCCGTCGAGATCCTCACCGGCATCGCCCTGATGCTGGGCGCGCTCGCCTGGTGGAAGCCGCCCGTCGCCATCTTCATCGCCGGAGCCGTCCTCGTCGCCGGCAGCCTCTACTTTCGGAGGATCGCCTGATGGGACTCCTCGCCCAGATCGCCTCGAGCTTCATCGCCCCGCGCGCCGAAGGCGACCCCACCGACGAGCGCTACTGGACGCGCGACCTCGCGACTGCCCTCTCTTCCACCGGCATCACCGTCACCCCGCGCCAGGCGCTCCAGGTCTCGGCGATCTTCCAGGGCGTTCGCCTCATCGCCGAAACCATCGGCGCCCTACCGCTCGTCGTCTACCGCGAAGACGAAGAGGGCGACAAGACCCGCGCCAAAGACCACCAGCTCTGGACCACCCTGCGCCGCTTCCCCAACGCATGGCAGACCGGCCAGCAGTTCCGCGAAACCCTGACCGCCTGGGCCATCCTCTACCCCGGCGCCTACGCCGAAATCGTCCCCGGCCCCGACGGCCCCGTCCAGGAGCTCGTGCCGCTCGAGCCCTCCACCGTCACCGTCCAGCAGCTCAGCGGCTCGCGCCGCATCCGCCTCATCGTCCGCGAGCCCGGCCAGCCCGAGCGCGTGCTGGTGCAGGACCAGGTTTTCCGGCTGAACGGCCTCGGCATCGGCCACCTGACCGTCTCCGAAAACGTCGTCCTACTCGCCCGCGAAGCCATCGGCCTGTGGCTCGCGCAGGAGAAGTTCTCCGCCCTCTTCTTCGGCCAGGGCGCCCGCCCCAGCGTCTGGATGCAAGTCCCCAAGAAGCTCTCCGACGAAGCCTTCAAGCGCATCTCCGAGCAGAGCCAGCAGCGCTACGCCGGCCTCCACAACATGCACCGCATCGGCCTCGCCGAAGAGGGCTCGACCATCAAGGAGGTCGGCTTCTCGGCGAAAGACTCCCAGCTCACCGAAGCGCGCGACGCCCAGGTGCTCGAGGTCGCCCGCTGGCTCAACATCCCCGAGCACATGCTCCGCTCCGGGAAATCCCCGACCTACGCCTCGATCTACCAGAACGCCCAGGAGTTCAAGGACTACACCCTTCTCCCGTGGGCTCGCCGCTGGGAGCAGTCCTGCGATCGTGACCTGATCTATGAAGACGACGTCTACGTCGAGCACCTCTTCGACGGCCTCCTCCGCGGCAACGTCACCGAGCGTGCCCAGGCGCAGGCGATCTACGTCACCAACGGCATCATGACCAGGAACGAAGTCCGCCGGCAGGAGAACTTGAACCAGCTCGACGGCCTCGACGAGCCCCTCACCCCGCTCAACATGGAGCGCACCGGCGCGCCCGGCACCGACACCAACCAGCCCGACCCGCCGCCACCGCCGACCCGCCAGCCGCCGCCCGTCGAGCCCGACGAAGACGACGCCGCGGCCAAGGCCGCCACGCGACCGGCAGCTCCGCCGACCGCCGCCGCCCCACCGCCCATCCCCCGCCGCCTCGCCCTCATCACCGAAGCCGCCGCCGCCCGCGTCGCCCGCAAAGAGGCCGAGCAGCTGCGCGCCGCCGCGCCGAAGTTCGCCGGTAAGGCCGGCCAGTGGGGCGAGTGGCTCTTCGCCTTCTATGAAAAGCACGTCGCCCTGGTGGCCGACGCCATGCAGCTCGAGGTAGCCGTCGCCCAGCGCTACTGCGCCAAGCACCGCGACACCGCCGCATTCGACGTCGCCGCGGCCATCGAGCTCATCGAATCGACCGCCGTCCGCCACCTCACCGACCTCGCCCTCGACCGTCAACCGGAGCCCGCCCATGTCTAAGTCCTACCCCCACATCCGCCGCGCCTTGGCCGCCGTCCCCTGGGCGATCGTCCCCGAGGCCCTCGACTTCCTCATCGAAGTCGTCGATCGCCGCGTCGAAGACCGCGAGCCAACCGCCGAAGAGAAAGCCGCCGCCCTCCAGGCCGCCGCGCGCCCGGCGCCGGCCGCGAGCTCCGGCTCGATCGCCGTCCTCCCCATCCGCGGCATCATCTCCAACCGCATCGGCTCGATGCAGAACATGAGCGGCGGCACCTCCGCCGAAGCCCTGCAGAACGCCCTCAACCAGATCGTCGCCGACCCGCACGTCTCCGCCATCGTCCTCGACGTCGACTCCCCCGGCGGCTCCGTCCTCGGCATCCAGGAGCTCGCCGACGCCATCCACGCCGCGACCTCCGTCAAGCCCGTCTACGCCGTCACCAACGCCGTCGCCGGCAGCGCCGCCTACTGGCTCGCCAGCCAGGCGAGCGAGCTCACCGTCACCCCCAGCGGCCTCGTCGGCTCGATCGGCGTCTTCTCCGTCCACGTCGACCGCTCCCAGGCCGACGCCAACGACGGCGTCAAGCGCACCCTCATCAAGGCGGGCCGCTTCAAGGCCGAAGGCTCCGACATGGAGCCCTTGACCGACGAAGCCCGCGCCGCTGCCCAGACCCAGATCGACGTCTACTACGACCAGTTCACCCGCTCCGTCGCGCGCGGCCGCGGTGTCTCCCTCGCCAACGCCCGCGGCGCCAAGTTCGGCGAAGGCCGCATGGTCACCGCCGCCGACGCCGTCGAGCGCGGCATGGCCGACCGCGTCGGCACCATGGCCGAGACCCTCGACCGCCTGCAGAAGAAGGTCACCCGTGCCAGCGCCCGCGCCGAAGGCAACCCCCTCCTCGTCTTTGCCGCCGAAGACCTCCCCGCCCCGCGCGCCGTGGTCGAAGACGCACCCGAAGCCGTCATCATCGACGCCCCGGCAGCCACCGCTCAGGAGGCCACCGACCACACCCGCCGCCTCGCCGCGGCCCGCGCCCGCACCCGGCTCGCGAATCTCGCAAACGCCCGTCCGGCGGGCCTCGGAGACTAGTGTCTTGACATCCGTCGTAATCTAATAACGAAGACAAGGCACTCGCGGGCTGACCGGTCCTTCGATCGCGAAACGCGAGCCGCAACGCAGAGCCGCACGACTCCTTCGAGGCGCGCGCCTGCTGGACACCACGAACCCAACGTGGTGCTCGGCCGGCACGCGCCTTTCGCGTTTCCCCCGGACCAGAGCACCGGGAGGAAACGATGAACAAGTACAAGCAGCTGCAGAAGGAGCGGGCCGAGAAGCTCGCCAAGGCCAAGGGCCTCCTGGGAGCCGACAGTCCGTCGGCCGAGGACATCGCCAGCGCCGAGACCCTCAACGCCGAAGTCACCACGATCGACAAGCAGCTCGCCGTCTTCGAGGCCAACTTCAACCTCGAGCGCACCGCGCCGACCGCCGCCGGCATCACCGTCCACGAGCGCATCGAGGACGACCCGAAGCGCGGCTTCGCCAACATCGGCGACTTCGCCCTCGCCATCCGGGGCCTCTACACCCCGGGCAGCCAGGTCGACCCCCGCCTCCTCATCCCCGGCGCCGCGCCCACCAACTTCCACAAGGAGGCTGGCACCGACGAGGGCCGCATGGTCCCGCCGGCCTTCAAGGAAGAAATCTGGGAGGCCGTCAGCGAGAGCGACGGCAGCCTCTGCAACGACGTCGACGCCGAGCCGACCGCCTCCAACTCCGTCGAGCTCAACACCGACGAGTCCACCCCCTGGGGCGCCACCGGCGTCCAGGCGGCCTGGCGCTCGGAGGGCGCGGTCCTCTCGCCGTCGCGGCTCGCCACCAGCTCCGTCCAGGTCAAGCTCCACGAGCTCTACGCCTTCGTCCTCGCGACGAGCGAGCTCCTGGCCGACGCGCCGCGGCTCGCCTCGCGCCTGATGAAGAAGGCGCCCCTGGCGATCACCTACAAAATCAACGAGGCGATCGTCAACGGCACCGGCGCCGGCCAGCCACTCGGCTGGTTCACCTCCGGAGCCAAGGTCTCCGTCGCCAAGGAGACCAGCCAGGTCGCCGCCACCGTCGTCGCGGCGAACGTCGCCAAGATGTACGCCCGCAACCTCAAGCCCGGCCAGGCCAACTGGTACATCAACCAGGACGTCCTGCCCATGCTCCCGCTCCTCGTCATCGGCACCCAGCCCGCGTGGGCGCCGCCGTCGCAGGGCCTCACCGGCGCGCCCGGCGGCCTCCTGCTCGGCCGGCCGGTCAAGTTCCTCGAGAACTGCCAGACGCTCGGCACCCAGGGCGACATCCAGTTCGTCAACCCCAAGGGCTACTACTGCGCCCACAAGGGCATGGCGCCGGAGTTCGCCGAGTCGATGCACCTCTACTTCGACTACAACATCAGCGCCTTCCGCTGGATCTTCCGCATCGGCGGCCAGCCGTACCTCTCGGCCGCGGTCTCCCCGGCGAAGGGCTCCTCCACCCGCTCCGACGTCGTCGTCCTCGACACCCGCTCGTAAGTCGAGCGACCGAGAACAGACCTAGTCACCCGACGACAGAAAAGGACACCACACCATGGGCAACCCCAATATCAAGCCGAACGATCGCTGCACCCTCATCGGGATCATCGACCCCGACGCCAACACCGCCGCGACGCTGCTGACCGGCGCCATCGACATGGCCAACTTCGAGAGCTGCATGGCCATCATCATGGCCGGCGACCTCGGCACCAACGCCACCATCGACGCCAAGCTCACCCAGGCGACGACCAGCGGTGGCACCTACAAGGACGTCACCGGCAAGGCCATCACCCAGCTCACCCAGGCCGGCACCGACGACAACAAGCAGGCCATCATCCTCTGCCGGTCGGACGAGCTCGACGTCGCCAACGGCTACCGCTACGTCAAGCTGTCGATGACCACGGCCGTCGCCACCAGCGACTCCGCCGCCATCCTCCTCGGCCTCGACGCGCGCTACCAGCCGCCGACCGACGCCACCACCGTCGACGAGATCGTCTGACCGTCCTGAGTCGATAGGCGACCACTCTCGATGTCCCTCCGCCTCCTCACCCCGTCGCCGGTCACCCGGCTCGTCTCCCTCTCGGAATTCAAGACCGAGCTCGGCGAGTCGGGCACGACCCACGACGCCCGGTACACGCGCACACTGAACGCCGTTTCGCGGGCCTTCGCCGAGTACCTCGGCTGGCCCCTGCCGCGGCAGCGCTACACGGAGACGGCATCCGGAAACGGGCGACTTCGCCTCATCCTCTCCGCCCGACCCGTCGACGGCGACAGCGTCACCGTCACCGTCGACGACGTCGCGCTCGCCTCCACCGACTTCGCCGTCGAGAACCCCGCACAAGGCGTCCTCTACCGCGCCGGCATCTGGGGCAGCCGCACCTGCCGCCCCGGCGAAGAGGGCGAAGAGACCATCGCCGTCACCTACAAGGCCGGCTGGGTCATCCCCGCCCAGCTCTCCGACTTCGCCGCCACCACCGCGCTCGCCGTCGGCGCCTGGCTCCGCCCGCTCGCCAGCCAGACCAACCCCTACCTGCTCGAAGTCACCACCGCCGGCACCACCGGCTCGAGCGAGCCCACCTGGGACCTGACCCCCGGCGACACCACCACCGCCGGCACCGCCGTCCTCACCACCCGCGACGCCAGCGAGCTCCCGCCGGAGATCTACGAAGTCGCCATGATCACCGCCCGCCAGTGGGCGAGCGGCGCACTCGACCAGCAAACCGGCATCCAGTACCTGAAGGCCGACGGCTTCGAAGTCGGCTTCGACTTCGTGGGCCTCCGCGACGTCAACTCCCCACTCCCGCCATTCGCCAAGTCCGTCCTCGACGGCTACCGGTGACCGCATGAACCTCACCGGCGCCCTTCAGTCCATGGTCCACCGCCAGATTCACCGCTTCGGCGACGGCCTCCAGATCACCCTGCGCGAGCGCTCGACCTTGCGCACCCGCACGAGTGGCACACCCACCAACTCACCCACCCTGGTCGGAGCCGCCTCTGCAGGGGATACGGAGATCGTCGCCGAGGCGGCGAGTTTCGCGGGCTCGCTCCCCGCCGGCGCCAAGGTCACCATCGCCGGCACCGAGTACACCCTCGCCGCCGCCGCGACCGTCGCCACCGCGACCGGCACCCTCGCCCTCGAATTCACCACCGCCCTCGCCGGCAACCTCGCCGCCGGCACCGCGATCGACGTCAGCCAGCCCTACGCCGACACCGTATACACCGCCATGCGCTCTCGCGCCGACCAGCGCGAAGCCGCCGACGGCGTCCCCGACTCCGCCCGCACCTACCGACTGAGCGCCTACGGCCAGACGCGGCGCCCCAAGAAGGGAGACGTCCTCATCGACGCCGACGGCTCGACCACCGAAACCGTCACCGAAGTCCGCGAGGCCCAGCCCGGCGCCACCGACATCTACTGGACCGTCATCGTCGGGAGTGCGCGGTGAGCGAAAAGACGCTGACCTTTCGCTCGCTCAAAGAGTTCGCCGACAAAGGCGGCATCACCATGGAGCAACTCAGCCGCGCCGTCCTCGTTGCCGCCGTCGGCGAGATCGGCAAGCGCTGGCTGCCCTACGCCATCGCCATCACCCCCGTCGGCGGCATCCTCTCCCGCCGCAGGAAAGACAGAGCGCCGGGACTTATGAAGAAGTCCTGGCAGTACTTCCGCAACCGCGACGGCTTCGAGACCCTGAAGAACTACGCCCCGCACGCGATAATTATCGACCGCGGCCGGAAGAAAGGCGTCACCGCCAAGGGAGCTGTCCGCGACGCCAGCCACCGCCGCGGCAAGGTCAACAAGAACGCCCGCATGTTGGGCTCGAAGCAGGCCCCCATCGGCGTCACCCGCGCCGTCTGGCGCCGCATCAACAAGGTCGAGCGCTTCGACATCTCCGCCCGCGCCATCGCCGTCGCCGAGTCGCAGTTCAAGGCGGCCGCCTGATGCCCAGCCAGACCACCTACGCCTGGGAGCGCCAGTACATCGGCCAGCTCGTCGCTGGCGCCTGGGCCGATCGCTGCCCCATCAACTGGCCCAACGACGAGCTCGCCGAATTCCCTCTCGACGCCGAAGACCGCCACATCCTCCCGGCGCCGACCAGCGACCGCACCAACCCGGCCCACTGGCTCTCAATCGAATTCGACTACCGCGCGGTGACCAGAGCCAGCTTCAGCGGCGACGTCCAGGTCGACGGCGTCCTCATGATCGGCATCCACGTCGAGATCGGCGTCGGCGACGGCAAGATGCGCGAGCTCATCGACGCCTTGGTCGAGATCTTCGAAGACGCCGACGCCGACGTGGCCGGCCTCCAGTTCCTCGAACCCCAGCCGGAGCTCCCCGAGTACATCGGCGACGACTGGTACTCCCGCCAGCTCTCCATCCCCTTCGTCCGCTTCAAGGACATCTGAGGTCCCCATGTCCGACACCCGCTTCCTGAAACTCACCAAGCCCTGGGCCAACCACCCGGCCGGCACCCGGCTCGCCATCCTCGGCCCCGGCGAAGACCCGGCGCCGGGCAAGGTCGACCCCGCCCGCGCCGCCACCCTCGTCGCCCAGAAGTTCGCCGCCTACGACAACGAAAAGCCAGCACCTTCCGCGAAGAAGGAGGCCTGACGATGGCCAAGGAAGTCATCCGCAACGCCAGCCTCTTCCTCCACTCGACCCAGCTCGCGTCGAACACCAACGCCATCGAGTTCTCCGCCTCGGCCGAGAAAGTCGTCTCCACCAACTTCGCGAGCTCCGGCTGGGAAGAATCCCTCCAGGGCATCCGCACCACCGAGCTCTCCTGCGACCTGATGCTCGAGTCGGCGATCGAGCCCGAGACCACCCTCTCCGCCCTGGTCGAAAACGCCACCGACGTTCCCTTCTCCGTCACCAAGACCTACCCGCCGGCGACCGAAGACGTCTGCTGGTTCTCGACCGTCGTCGCCCTCTACATCACCTTCAAGGCCGTGCTCGGCGACCTCTGGCGCGGCTCCATGAAGTTCGGCAACCGCGCGACCGCCGTCCGCGGCTTCGTCGTCGAGTACAACGCCGACCGCACCGCGACCGGCGTCTCCGCCTCCTGCACCATGCCCGCCGCCGCCTCGACCGACCGCGTCTGGATCGCCGTCCACGTCACCGCCGCGAGCGGCACGCTCCCCACCCTCGACCTCGTGCTCGAAAGCGACGCCCTCGACACCTACGGCTCACCCACCACCCGCATCACCGTGCCGCAGTTCACCGCCGTCGGCAGCTACATCACCTACCTCGCGGGCGCCGTCACCGATACCGAGTACCGCATCTCCGCCACCGTCGGCGGCACGCTCCCCCACTTCACTTACATGGTCGCGATGGGAATCGCGCCCGCCAGCTAACCCCGGCTCTGACCGGACTGCCAAGAAAGGACCAACGCCATGGCCAAGACCGTAGTCAAAGCCGCCTACCTCGCGCTCGGCGGCACCGACATCAGCTCCCAGTGCGACTCGATCGAGCTCTCCTTCGACGCCGCCAAGGTCACCACCACCAACTTCGGCAGCTCCGGCTGGGAGGAATCCCTCCAGGGCATCCGCTCCGCGACCCTCAACTTCCAGCTCAAGATGGACTCCGACCTCTCCGGCATCGAAAAGACCATCTGGGACGCGGCGATCCACGCCACCACCAACACCCTGACCTTCGAGGTCCGGCGCGACAGCGGCGCCGTCTCGACCAGCAACCCGAAGTGGACGGGAACCGCGATCATCCTCCAGGCCGGCCCCGTCCTGAAGCTCGGCGAGGCGCTCGGCAAGAGCTACGCCTGGTCCGTCACCGGCGCCGTCACCCGCGCCACGTCGTAACCACCCGCTTGTCGCGGTCGACCGGCGGCCCGCGCGGCTCGCTCGGCCTTCCCCGACGCCGGCTGGAGCGCTTCGGAAACCGCGGGCGGCGCTCCACCGCGACGAGCACTACTGAAAGGAGAAGAGAGCCATGAGCATCTTCAAGAGCAAGTTCGGCATCCTCAAAGACGTCCGCGCCGTGCCCGATCCGTTCGGCGTCGGCGTCACCTTCCACATCCGCAGGAAGGGCCACCCCGCCTACAAAGCCTTCGCCGCCAGCCTCTCCGAGGGCAACGAGCTCTCCGCCGCCTTCGGCGCCGAGCTCGCCCGCCAGCAGATGAAGGCGCAGATGACCGGCAAGAAGCTCGACAAGGAAGCCGCCATCGACCGCGCCTTCGACAAGGTCGGCTTCGACGCCAAGGCCGGCGCCGACTTCCTCGCCACCAACCGCCGCCGCGTCGCGCATCTCCTCGACGGCTGGGAGGGCGAAGACGTCGAGTTCTCGCTCGACGCCGCGGTCGAGATGTTCTCCCTCGAGAACCCGCTCGACGAGAACACGCCCTACGCCCGGAAGGAAATCGACCTCGACGACGACGCCCTCGAGGTCGAGAAGAACGAAGCCGCCCGCGAAGGCCGCGAGGCGAAGACCACCCGCACCTTGACCCGCAACCTCGGCGAAGCCCTCATGGCCTTCATCGAAGAAGAGGCCGACCGCGAGGAGGCGTACCTCGAGGGCCTCGCAAAAAACTCCGCAGCGTCGTCGGCTGGCGTGCCCGCTTCTTCGGCCGGCTGACGGCGCTAGAACGCCAGGGGATCCACGATGCGATCGAGCGCGAGCAGCAGGCCGACAGGAAGAAGGGGCGCTTCCGCACCTTCGAAGAGATCCTGCAAGGCATGCAGGGAGAAGGGGAAGACCCCATCCCCGAACCCTGGCCTGCGCTCGCGCCCGTCTTTCTCGCCCTCGCGCGCATGGGCTCGGACGCGAACGGCCGCATCCTCCACCAAGAGCGCACCAACTGGCTCGACGAGAACGAAGTCCACCAGCCCGAAGAGCGCGAGATCTTCCACCACCTCTTCGACATCGCCGACGCCGAAAGCGCCGCGGCCCGCTCGGAGCTCATGGAAGAGCGCATGCCCGACCGGAGCTAACCGCTGATGGCCAAGTTCCGCGTCGAGACCCAGCTCGCCATCGACAAGGCGTCCGCCCAGGGCGCCAAGGTCGCCATGGAGGGCATCACCAAGGCGGCCACCCAGCTCGCCGGCGTACTCGTCGGAGAGAAGGCCTTCGTCGCCCCCTTTAAGGCGCTCAAGTCCGTCATCGAAGACTCGATCGCCGCGAGTGAAAAGGCCACCGCCGCCCAGGAGCGCATGGGCCAGGCGATGAAGAACGTCTACAAGACCATCGGCGACGAGATGACGCCGGGCCTCAACCAGCTCGCCGAAAGCATCCAGCAGGCGCTCTCCAACCCCGAGATCATCGCTGGGCTCAAGACCACCGGCCAGCTGCTCTCTGTCATGGCCACCGGGATCTCCGCCGTCGTCGACGAGATCGCTGGCTTTGTCGGCTCGCCCGCCTTCGCCAAGTGGCTCCAGATCCTCTACGGCGTCGACCTCAACACCGACGCCATGAAAGCCTACCGCGAGCAGGGCGCCGCCGTCGATGCAATCACCGCCGCCGTCTCCAAGTGGGCAAAGGGCGTGCAGGAGCAGCAGAAGGCCGAAGAGAAAGCCGCCGAGGCCAGGAAGAAAGCGCACGAAACGCACCTCAAAGACCTCCAGTCCATCCTCGACCGCGCCGACCCGCTGGCCAAGGCCGAGCGCGAAGCCTGGCAGCAGATCCTCACCTTGAACCAGGCGATGAAGGCCGGCGAGATCGACGTCGCGACCTACCAGGACGCCCTCGCCCTCGTCACTGCCGAGCTCAACGCCATCAAGGCCGCCGGCGACCTGGTCGCCCAGACCATCGAGACCCTCCCCGTCAACCGCACCATCCAGCTCCCGGAAGAGCGCCCCCAGGGCGGCACGATGACCATCGAGCAGATCGAGACCGCCGCCTCGCGCTACGCCGACGCCATGGACGGCGCGGCGAAGCAGTTCTCCTCCACCCTCGAGCAGGGCGCCACCAGCGCCATCGCCTCCGCGATGTCCGAGTTCCTGCACACCGGCGAGATGAACATCAAGGCCCTCGGCCAGATGCTCCTCGACACCCTGCTCAACGCTGCCGCCGAGTACTTCGCCCAGATGGTCGTCAACCAGGCGAAGCTCAAGATGTCGAGCGGCGTGCAGGGAACCAACGGCACCTCCGGCACCAGCAGCGCCATGGGCGCTCTGGGCAACGTCGCCCTCGCCGCCGCCGTCGTCTACGCCGTCGTCGAGATCACCAAGGGCATCAAGGCCGCCAACGACGCCGGCAAGTTCAAAGAGACCGCCGCCGCCGGTGTCTACCGCGGCGGCGTCGGCTCGACCTACGCCGGCGAGCTCTCTGCCCAGGGCCGCCAGATGGCCGACGCGCTGCGCGGCTTCCTGAACCTCATGCAGTCTGTCGCCGGCAGCTGGATCACCTCCATGGGCGAGATCGGCGTCCGTGTCTCCGGCGACGGCAAGAAGTTCCAGGCCATGGTCGGCGGCGAAATCATCGGCACCTTCAAGTCCATGAGCGAGGCGATGGTCCGCGCCTTCCAGGCTGCGTTCAAAGACGCCACCTTCGCCAGCGAGATCGACCCGATCATCCGCGAGATGGTCACCAACTTCCGCGGCACCGACATCGAAGAGCTGAAGAAGGGCCTCGTCCAGGTCAAGCAGATGCTCAACGAGGTTTCCGGCCTCTCCGATATCGAGATCGCCATCAAAGATCTGCCATTCCAGGCCGACGCCCTGAAGCAGTCCATGGTGCAGCTGGGCGCCTCCTTTGAAGAAGCCTCTTCCCTGGCCGCTCGTTGGCAGGCCACCCAGATGGGCAACCTCCGCGACCAGATCACCGGCCACCAGGCAACCGAGGCCGAGCAGCGCGCCCAGAAGGAGCGCGAAGCCCTGCTCTTCAACGCCCAGCTCGCGCTCAACAAGGCCGAGATCACGATGAAGCGCGACAAGCTCGCCGCCGACATCGAGATCTTGAAGGCCGGCGGCAGCATCGCCCTGGCTGACCTGAACTTCACCACCCAGTACATGGGCCAGATCGGCCGCCTGACCGAAGTCAAGGCCGAGCTCCTCAACCAGGACATTCAGATCCAGCAGGGGCACGTCAACCTGATGACCGCAGCCGGCCAGGCGGCACTCGCTTCGCTCCAGCTGCAGCTCGACGCGCTCAATCAGGTCTACGCCATCCTCGACTCCATCAAGCCGATCAACCTCGCCGAGATCCGCATCCCCCACTCCGGCGGCAGCCACGGTGGCAGCATCAACACCGGCCCAACCCCCGAAGAGATCGCCGCGCAGCTCGCCGCTGACATCGCCTCCTTCTGGGAAGACATCGCCGCCGGCTGGCGCTCCGCCATGGGTGGACTTTCCTCACAGCTGGCCGAGCTCAATCACTGGTACGAAGAGCAGGCCGCCCGCGCCCGCGAGCTCGGCATCCCGCTCGAGGAGCTGAACGCCCTCTATCAGCAACAGCTCACCAACCTCGCCAACGACACCCTCGCGAGCCTCGGCCTCCAAAGCCTCGCCACCATCCAGCAGTTCGAAAACCTGACCGAAGCCCTCAAGTACCTCCGCGACTGGGGCACCATCACCGAAGCCCAGATCCGCGAGCTCGGAGACTCCATGTACCTCTCCCTCGTCGACGGCCTCCTCCAGTACGTCGACAACGAAGACGTCCGCCGCCAGCTCGAAGACCTCCGCTTCCGCATGGAGATCGCCAACTACCAGCTCCAGTTCCAGTACCTGCAGAGCCTCGGACTCCTCACCCAGGCTGAGATCGACGTCATCAACGGCCTCTTCACCGACATCCAGGCCGCCTACGACGCCGGCGCCCTCCACTTCCAGCAGCCCAGCGTCAACCAGACCCAGAGCAACGGATCGAACGCCGCCGACGAAGCGCGCAGCCGCGCCGAGCAGGCCCTTCGCGAAGCCCTTGACCGCCTGCGCAGCGCCGTCGAAACCCTCACCCAATGGCAGAAGGGACTCACCCTCTCCGCCTCGAGCCCCCTCACCACCAACCAGCAGTACCAGGAAGCCCAGCGCCAGTACATGGCCCTCCTCGCCGCCGCCCAGGGCGGCGACATCGACGCCATGGCGCAGCTCGCCGAAGCCGCCCAGACCTACCTCGACCTCGCCGCCGAGATGTTCGGCACCAGCGGCGCCGGCTACGCCGCCATCTTCGACGCCGTCTCCCAGCAGGTCGCGGCGATCGCCGCCATGGGCCAGCAGATCCTGGACAGCGTCCCGCCGCAGATGGCCGGCACCGAAGACCGCCTCGACACCATCGCTGACATCCTCCGCGTCATGGCCGGGCTAGGCGCCGGCGGCACCGGCACCGGCGGCGCCAACTCCCACGCCGGCCTCGTCTACTACGGCCCCGACTGGGGCTGGCACCCGATGGGCTGGTCCCCCGGCGGCAACACCCCGCCCGGCACCGGCAACCTCACCGCCTCGCTCGGCAGCGCCGGCAACCTCTCCCTCGGCAACTTCAGCCAGCCCGGCGCCGTCACCGTCCGCGCGCCTGACCTACTGGCGAAGATCGACCAGCTCGTCACCGCCCACCAGACCGCGACGATCGAAGCCAAGAACGACCGCATGAAGAAGACCGCTCCCAGCCTGAGCGGCTACCACGGACAGCCCATCGGATCCAGGCGGAGCGCATGACCGCCTACACGGACTTCCTCAGCGACCCGCTGCATCGCTCGATCTACTTGGCCGAAGTCCACTACGGCAACCCGGCCGACTCCACCAGCGGCACCCTCTACTACTCGACCGAAGCCTACGGCACCGACGCCAGCGACACCCCCGCGAGCCAGCTCTTCGACGCCCGCATCGCCGAGGGCTACAACTTCTCCGCCGCCGCCGGCGGCGAAGACGGCCTCGGCACCGTCACCGGCATCCTCCCGGCGCGCACCGGCGGCACCCTCACCCTCGTCCAGAAGTTGGGTGACCTCGACGCCCTCGCCGCCTACAGCTTCGACGGCCGTCAGGTCGTCATCCGCCACGGCGGCACCTCGCCGCGCTACGGCAAGCTCGCCTACTCCGACTTCAAGCAGGTCTTCAACGGCGAGATCGCCGGCCAGCCGCTCATCGGCGTCGACCAGGTCACCTTCCAGCTCGCCAACCGCGACGCCCGCTTCGAGTTCCCCATCCAGGACCGGAAGTACCACGGCGGCAACTACGCCCTCCTCTACGACGGCGTCAATGACCAGGTCGCCTGCGGCACCGGCGCCACCTTCAACTTCACCAGCGGCGCCTTTACCGTCGAATTCTGGCTGCGCATCGAGGCCTACCCAGCCGGCGTGCAGCGCATCATGAACCGCGGCCTCTCGGCCACCGACGGCTGGTCCGTCCGCATCGACACCGCCGGAAAGGTCAACTTCGAGACCTACCAGGCCGGCGCCACCCAAACAACCCTCTCGACCGCCATCACCGCCGGCCGCTGGACGCACGTCGCCTGCGTCCGCTCCGGCGCCGCCTGCACCATCTACCTCGACGGCGTCGCTGCCAACTCCTCCGCCGGCACCCACGTCAACCCGACGACCTCCACCCGCAACCTCTACTTCGGCCGGAACGACGCCGGCTCTGTCTGGTTCGCGGGGATGCTCGACGACATCCGCATCTCCAACGTCGCGCGGAGCCGCAACGAAATCGTCACCCGCATGGGCCGCCAGCTGACCGCCGCCGAGATCACCTCGAGCTACGTCGGCTGCTGGCAGCACGAAGACGGCACCGGCGCGACCCTCACCGATTCGAGCGCCACCGCCGCCAACGGCACCATCACCAGCGCCACCTGGGTGCCCTCCCTCCAGGGCGGCGACGACCTAGAGGGCGCGCCGCTCCTCGACGTCTGGGGCGCCCGTTTCGGCGTGCCGCCCATCCTCGTCGATGCCACCACCCGCGTCTATCAGGTGCACTCCGGCCCCATCAACGCCATCGTCGGCGTCTACGAAGGTGGCAGCGCCCTCACCCTCGACCCGAGCCCCGGCACCACCTACACCAGCCTCACCACCTTCCTCGGCGCCACCACCGCGGCCAGCAACTACGAGGTCTGCTCAACCACCTACGGCAGCTGGATCCGCCTCGGCTCCAACCCGACGAAGCCCATCACCATCGACATCCAGGGCGACAAGTCCGGCGGCACCTACCGCTCGAAGCCCTCCGACATCTGGCGCTATATCGTCTGCAACCGCGGCCCCCAGCCGCTCACCGACCCGACCGACCTCGACACCGCCGCCTTCACCACCGCCGCGACCGACGTCACCGCCGCCGTCGGCATCGACTACGCAAGCGACGCGACCATCGCCGAAATCGGCAACTTCCTCCTCGCCGGCGCCGGCATCTCCTCCTGGTTCGAACGCGACGGCGGCCTCCTCACTGTCAAGCGCTTCACCGGCGTCGCCGCCGAAACGGCCATCCTTGACCTCACCGAGCAAGACATCGAGCTCGGCACCTTCGAGCCGCTCGACGCTGGCGCCCCCATCTGGGCGGTCGACCTCGCCTGGAAGAAAAACAGCCTGGTCCACTCGACCACCGACATCGCCGCCGCCGTCGTCGGCACGGCGCGCTGGCCGTTCCTGCTGCAGGAATGGCGCATCGTCGGCGCCAACGACCCGAGCGTCCGCGAGACCTACAAGGGCGCCCGCAAGATGGCCTTTGAGACCGGCTTCGGCCTGTGGGCCGCGGCGAGCGCCGAGGCCAACCGCCGACTCGCCCTCTACGCCAACCCGCCCCAGGCCTTCCGCGGATTCTTCCGCGAGCGCGCCACCCAGCTCGACCGCTTCGACGCCGTCACCCTCCACTTCCGCGACCTCGACCGCTACGGCGTGCAGCAGTCCCGCTTCCAGACGTCAGACACCGCCAAGTTCATCGTCCTCGCCGCCGAAGACGACACCGCCAAAGGCGGCACCTGGCTCACCCTCTACCGCGAGGTCGTCGCATGAGCAACCTGATTCTCATCCCAGAAAACCTGCTCGCCTTGCGCAACGTCGCGGTGCTCGCCGGCTCGGAGGCATCGGCCTCGATGGCTGACGACAACCTTCTGACGGAAAGCCCCAGCGAGTTCTGGCGCTCGACCGACAACAAGCCGGCCAACGTCACCGTCGTACTGCAGGCGGCGGCGAACACGGCGGTCCAGGCCGATACCTTCGCGCTCATCGGTCACAACCTCTACCGCGGCGACCAGTGGCGCGTCGCGCTCTACGAAACCATCGGCGGCTACTCCACCCTCGCTCCCAACGGCACCGTCTCGACAACCAACGTGAGCTGCCCGTCGGGAGCCGCAAACTCTCACCTCGACGTGGACGACGCCTTTTCTCCCGACGCCAACTGGATCACGCCGACAGTGCCCGGGACCGCATGGGTAGCCCGTTGGACGACGACCAACCCGGCGACGCCGAAGACCGGCGCAAACCTGCAATCCATCTGGGTATGGGCAAAGTCGACCAGCGCCGTCTCCTACGGCTCGGTCGCTCCGACGTTGAAGTGCGAGATCTTCGAAACCGGAGGCGGCACCGCCCTCGCCGATCTCGGAACTAAGACCATCTCTTCGACCACCGGGCAGTGGGTCTTCTTCCCCTGGGATGCGTCGATCCTCGCCGACCCTGATGGATCGGAGGTGGAAATTCAGCTTACCGGCAGCGGGCGGGACCTTCGCTACACGCCCACCACAAAGAAGGACTGTTCCGTCGGATCAGTCGTCTGGCACCATGAGGCGGCAACGCTCCTGCCGACCACCTCACCCACGCGCGACAGTGGCTGGAAAACCGTTGCTCCGTTTAGCGGATCGGGCGTCACCTACTACCCGGAAGTGTCCGGCATCGCCTCGGCAGACCATCACCAGTTCAGCACATCGGTCGCGGCCTACCCGCTCGCCGTGCTGATGATTCGCTCCGACTACGCTCCCACCGACTTCGCTCCGTTGGCAGAGACCCTTCCGGTGCCGCCCGGATACGTCCAGGCCGGCAGCGTCATCCTCGGGCAGCGATTCTCACCCGCCTGCGACCGCGACTTCGGCCCGCTCGTCTCCACCAAGGACTACTCCTCGAAGTCGCGCACCTACGGCGGCCAGCGCTTCGGCAGCCGCCGCTTCGTCCAGCGCATCCTCTCCCTGCCGCTCAACTGGCTCACCCCGGCAGAAGCCCACACCCTCTTCGACCGCATCCTCTGGCGCCAAGGCATCCTCAAGCCGATCTTCGTCTCCATCCTCCCCGGTGACTCGACCGAAGAAAAGCACACCAGCTTCCTCGCCAGCCTGAGAAACCCCGAAAACGCCATGGTCGCCACCACCACCCGCGGCAAGTCCCGCGCGATGACCCTCGAATTCGAAGAGGAGCTCTGAGCCATGACCGACGAACCCAACGGCTGGCCCTACGACAAGCGCTACGTCGAGGGCCAGCTCAAAGACCTGAAGGCCAGCCAGGCCGCCCAGTCGAGCATGCTCGAGCGCGTCGAAGCCAAGCTCACCGAGATCGAAACCGAGCTCAAAGCCTACAAGCGCGCCGCCCAGATGCTCATCGCCATCGGCTCCCTCTTCGGCGCCGTCATCGGCTGGTTCGCCAAAGCCATGGGCAAGGCCTGACATGAGCGGCGACGCCGTCAGGATGAACGACGAGCTGCTCGAGCTCGTGCTCGGCAGGGTGCCCAGCACCGCCGAGTGGCGCACCGAAGTGCCCGCCGGCTACGCCATCAACGGCTCCCGCAACAAGCCGCTCGTCTGCGCCACGGCCGAAGCCTTCCACGCCTACCTGACCGGCGACCCGTCGCGCGTCCTGCGCATGCTCGACTGGTGGGTCGGCTTCTGCGATCTGCCGTTCTCTGATGGCGAAGAGCTGACCCCCGAAGAGGTCTACCGCCCGATGATGGTCTACTCCGCCTTCGCCGCCGGCGCGCTGGCGCGCAAGGTCGGCCACCGCGCGGCCGAGACCGCCTGCCTCGCCAACTGCCGCGCGCACGTCGGCTGGCTCGCGCTCGGCGCCGGCGCCGGCAGCGGCAAGAAGGTCACCGACCACCATCTCAACGACGTCACCAAGCCGTGCGTGCTCATCGGCGACGGGCCCTTCGTGACCCATCTGCCCTACATCGCCCAGGCCGGCATGCGCGGCTGGATCCGCAACCGCGACGGCGGCCCGCAGACCTTCCACTTCACCGAGAGCATCGGCCTGTCGGTCATCGTCGGCCAGGCGGCCGGCCTCGGCTTCGAGAGGAAGCTCGCCCCCTGGCAGCACGACCTCTTCAAAGCCACGCTCGCCTTCTCGCCAGGAGTCGCCCCGCTGGGCCTTTCGCCGGCCGACGCCGCGGCGCTCGCCGCCTACCTCGGCGATCCGGAGAACCCGGCCCGCGCGCTGCCGATCGCCGGCATGGTGAAGGACCTCTGCCCCAACGACGACTTCGAGTTCGTGCGCCACACCGACGCCGCCGTCGAGACCTACATGCTCGAGAACCACTCGTCGTCGACCGACGACCGCATGGTCGACGCCTGGCGCGCCGGCGGCGCGACCGCCAAGGCCAGCGCCGACGACGGCCTCCGCTCGTCGCACCTGCACATGACCGCCCGCGAAGAGGCCGGCTGGATCGTCGTCGAGGGCGGCGGTCGCGTCGTCTCCGTCCCGATGTCCACCGCGCCGATCGCCTGGCGCGCCTCCGCGCGCGGCGGCGCCTTCACCTTCTGGACCCCGGCGACCGCTCCACCTGCATCGCCGCCCCAGCCCGACGCGACGCGCCCCAGCACCCAGCGCGAGTCGAGACGGAGGAGCTGGTGACCGGCTTCGTCACCGACCGCTTCCGCCGCGCCGTCGACTACCTCCTCGCGCTCGAGGGCGGCTACATCGACCACGGAGCCGACCGCGGTGGCAAGACCAACTTCGGCATCAGCCAGCGGAGCTATCCCACCCTCAACATCGCGCGCCTCACCCGCGACGAAGCCGTCCAGATCTACCACCGCGACTTCTGGTGCAAGTTGAAGTGCGACGACATCCGGCCCGAGAAAGTCGCCGGCGCCCTCTTCGACATGGGCGTCAACGCCGGCATCGGCACCGCGGCGAAGCTCCTCCAGCGCGCCATCAACGCCATCGGCAAGCCCCTCACCGTCGACGGTCGCATCGGACCCGCGACCCTCGCCATGGTCAACAGCCTGCCGCCCGACGCCACCCTCGAAGCCTTCCGCCGCGAGTGCCTGCACCACTACGCCGCCATCATCGACCGCGAACCCAGCCAGAAAGTCTTCTGGAACGGCTGGCGCAACCGCATCTACCGGGATCGCCCATGACCGAAGAAGTCCGCGCCGCCGAAGACGCCGCCCTTCTCTCCGGCCGCCGCGCCCGCTGGGCGATGTTCATCCTGTCGGAGATCGCCGCCATCGCCGCCGTCGTCATGATGATCCGCAGCTGGAACGAGGCCACCTCGCCTGTCTTCGTCGGCGCCGTCGCCCTAGCGAGCGTCGGCCCCGCCCTGAACCTCCTCATCCCCGCCGGCATGCGCGCCGAGTACGCCCGCCAGATGGCCGACCTGGTGCAACAGAGAAACGACGCCATCGCCTCCGCCCGCGCCGGTCGCGACCTCCTCCCCCCACCGGAGCCCCGCCCATGACCGACTGGAAAGCGAAGCTCACCTCCGCCAGCGCCGGCGCGCTGATCATGGCGCTCTTCGGTGCCATCCTGCTCATCGGCGAATGCCGCGACTTCCGCGCCAGCGGCCAGCCCGCCACAGTCCCCGTCGTCGCGCCGCCGACGAAGCTAGAGCACAAGGCCGAGCCGAAGGTGCTCCCCTGCCGCGACGTGCAGGCCATCGAACCAGGCACCCGCGCCCGCCAGAAGCTCGCCGCGAAGTACCACCGCCCGGACATTTCGTCGGAATCGGCCGACATCGCCCGACAGTTTGAGCAGGGCATCACCAACCTGAAGCCCGCCGAGATCCTCGGCGAGCGCCAGCTGCAACCGATGCCCGCCGGCGGCACGGCGCTCGTGAGCCTCGAGCCCGACGGCCGCGTCGAGCTCACCGTCGTCGCCGCCCCCGAGAAATTCTTCGAGCTGCGCGCCACCTACGAAGCCGGCGCCCTCTACGGCATTGGGCAGGCCGGCGACACCCGCGCCCGCGCCTGGGCCGCCGTCGAGCCCCTGCGCTTCGCCCGCCTCCACCTTCGCCTCGAAGCCGGCGCCGACCTCCGCGCCGGCACCACCAACCCCTACGCCCTCGCGGGCATTGTCTGGAGATCGCGATGACCCTCGTCGTACCGAACCAAGGCGAAGCCCTCGCCCTCAACGCAGCCACCGGCAAGACCGCCGCCACGGCCTGGACCCTGCGACTCTTCTCCAATAACTACACCCCCGTCGCCGCCACCACCGAAGCCAACGTCACCGAAGTGAGCGGCGGCGGCTACGCCGCCATCGCCCTCACCGCTGGCAACTGGGTCACCACCCCCGGCAGCCCGACGAGCTCCGCCTACCCCGAGCAGACCTTCACCTTCACCGGCGCCACCGACAGCCCCGGCACCATCTACGGCTACTACGTGACGGCAGCCTCTGGAGCGCTGGTCTTCGCCGAGCGACTGGCGGCAGCGTTCACTCCGGCCAGCAATGGCGATACCGTCAAAGTGACTCCAACTCTGACCCTGGCGAGCGTCTCGGGAGACTGATGCAACACACCCCGGAAACGCGCGCGAAGATCTCTGCCGCAAAGCGCGGCCGGAAAGCCGACCCAGAGCACATGGCGAAGGCGACGGCGGCAGCTGCGCGAGCGACCAAGGGCGTCCCGTTCACCGAGGAGCACCGCGCAAAGATCGCCGCATCTCGGCGCGCGGCATGGGCAAGGGTCCCAAGCGAGCAACGAAAGGCCGCACCGTCCGTTCGCCGGAAACTCTCGGAGAGTCAGGCTCGTCGCTGGTCGAAACTCGGCGCAGAGGAGCGATCAAGGATAGGCATGGAGTGGTTCGCCAAGCTGTCACCGCAAGAGCGCGAGGCGAAGATGGTTGCGGTTCGCCGTGGCCAGCGAAGTCGCTCGACAAAGATCGAGGCGCGCGTCGCCGAAGAATTGGACGCGCTTGGAGTTGCCTACCTAGTGCAGCACCCAATCGGGCCTTTCACTGTCGACTTCCTGCTGCCAGCAGCCAACCTCGTAGTAGAAGCAGACGGCCACTACTGGCACGTCCAGAAGCGGGGCGCTGCAGAGAGGGATGCGAGGCGCGACGCCTATCTCCGCGGTGAAGGGTTCGAAGTCCTCCGCCTACCCGAGCGCGATATCAAAGCGGGCGCATTCGATGCGCTCAGAAAGGCAGTGGCCTGATGCCGAACCTCACCGCCGACCGCGTCAAAGAAACCACCACCACCACCGGCACCGGCACCGTGACCCTCGCCGGCGCGGTCGCGCAGTTCCGCTCCTTCGCCTCCGCCTTCGCCGACGGCAGCGTCGTGCAATACGCCATCGTCGGCCAGACCGGCACCGAGTGGGAGGTGGGCAACGGAACCTTCACCGCCTCCGGCACCACCCTCGCGAGAACCACCGTCCTCGCCAGCAGCAACGCAGGAGCCGCCGTCAACTTCAGCGCTGGAACCAAAGACGTCTTCGCCACAGTCACCGGCGACCACCTGCTCAACCCCGTGTTCACTCGTGCCGACGTCGACAACCTACGCCTCGATGGCAACACGCTCTCGAGCACCGACACGAACGGGAACATCAACATCACGCCGAATGGGACCGGCCAGATATACGTTCCGGAAGGAACGGCCGCCGCATCAAACAGCTTCCCTGGTATAGCGAAGAGCGGGTCAGCTGGTACTGGGATCTCTATCGGTGCAGGAGCGGTCTACGTGGTCCTCGGCGGCACCGCGGTCTTGCGCCTGTCAAACGGCGCGAACCGCCTCGTTTCCGGAGCAACTCTGGGCTGGACTTCCTCCGGCACGGATACCTCATCCGTCGCCGAAGACACCGCGCTCGGTCGCCGTAGCGCTGGCGTCGTCAAGTTCACCGACGGAAGCACCGGCATCCGCGGGCTGCAGGGTGGCGGCGCCGCTATCGCCAGCGCAGCGGCGCTGCCCGTGCCAACCGGCCGCGTCTGCCACGTCACCGGCACCACCAACATCACCAGCATCACATCGACCAACCTCCAGTCCGGCGTCGTCGTCACCCTGATCTTCGACGGCGTCCTCACCGTCACCGACGGCAGCAACCTCAAGCTCGCCGGAAACTTCGTCACCGCCGCCGACTCCACCCTCTCCCTCGTCTACGACGGCACCAACTGGTACGAAACCAGCCGCAGCGCCAACTAGGAATCCACCGAGGAGCCACCATGCCCGTCGTCGTGAGCTACACCCTGCAGCCCGTCGCCATCACCGTCAAAGCGGGCAGCTGCGGCGCCCTCATGGACTTCGGCGTCTGAGCCCATAGCCCACGATGCTCGGCCACTCCGCCCTCTCCACCAACCCGCTCAGCGGCTTCGGAGCGCTGCAGTCCGTCTCCATCACCGGCGCCGGTGGCGTGCAGGCAAGTGGCGCGGCCACCACGAAGCGCAGCCGAGCGCTCACCGCGAGCAGCGGCCTCCTCGCGAGCGGCGCCGCGGGCGTGAAGCGCGGCGTCACCCGCACAGCAAGCGGCGGCCTTCGCGTCACCGGCACCGCACCGACCTACCGCGGCGTCGCGAGAGTCGGCAGCGGCGGCCTGCGCTGGGGAGGCAGCGGCCTGCTGCTCGTCTTCGATCCCGACCTCCAACTCACCCCGCGCGCCGAGCGCCGCCGCCTCGTGCTGCGCGCCGAGAGTCGCGCCGCCACCCCGCGATTCGAGAAGCGCCGGCTTTCCATCCAGGAGCTCATCCCATGACGACGCCCATCACCACGCGCCTCTACTGGCCGACGAAAGACCCCGCCGAGACCCTCTCCTACTCGATCGCCTGGGGCGACCTCCTCGGCACCGACCCCATCGCCTCCTACGACTGGACCATCCCCGCCGGCCTCACCGGCAGCGCCGAAGTCCAGAGCGGCTACGTCACCGGCGTCACCCTCGCCGGCGGCACCGCAGGCCAGACCTACGCCATCCAGTGCACCGTCACCACCACCGCCGGCCTCACCTACTCGAGGACGATCCTGCTCGAAGTGGCGACCAGGTAGACCGCGGTGAGCAACGGCACCCTCGTCTGGAACGAAGCCCGCGACCGCGGCCTGGAGAAATGGCAGCGCGGCCAGCTCGAGCACGGCGGCGACCTCTACCGGAAGCCCACCCTCGACGAAGCCATCGACGAAGCCCTCGACCTCATCCCCTACCTGTTCATCCACCGCGCCCACGTCCGCTGCGCTGTGCAGCACCTGAAGGGCATCGACCTCCGCGGCCTGCCACCAGGCGACGCCCTGGCCATCGTCTCCGCCGTGAACCTCCTCGAAGCCGGCAACGCCGAGGGGGAGACTGCTTGAGCGCCGCCGCCGACAAGCCCCGCTTCACCGCCACCCGCACCGCCCCCACTGTTCTCACCGTCTCGATGCCCTACGCCGGCAAAGACTGGGAACAGTGGTTTCTCCTCCGCTCCGACGCCCACCACGACAACCTCCACGCCGATCACGCCCTCGAGAAGCGCCACCTCGACATGGCGCTCGAGCGCGGCGCCGGCATCCTCGACTTCGGCGACCTCTTCTGCGCCATGCAGGGCAAGTGGGACAAGCGCGCCGACGTCGAGCAGCTGCGCCCCGAGCTCGTCTCCGCCAAGTACCTCGACCGGCTCCTCGACTACAACTTCGACTTCTACCGCCGCTACGCCGCCAACTGGATCCTCCTCGCCCGCGGCAACCACGAGACCTCCATCCAGCGCCACCACGAAAGCGACCTCACCGACCGCCTCGCCGAGCGCATGAAGAAAGAGGCCGGCGCCGACAACCTCCACGCCGGAAGCTATGCCGGCTGGGTGCGCTTCCAGTTCACCCGCGCAACGAGAAACAGCAGCAAGAAGATCCTCCGCTACAGCCACGGCTACGGCGGCGGCGGGCCGGTCACCCGCGACGTCATCCAGACCGCCCGCCAGGCCGTCTACCTGGGCGGCGCCGACCTCGTCGTCTCTGGCCACACCCACGACGCCTGGGAGCTGCCCATCATGCGCGAGCAGCTCGACCACGTCGGCAATCCGCGCCTCGACGAGATGGTCTTCCTGAAGATCCCCGGCTACAAAGACGAGTTCAGCAGCGGCAACGGCTGGGCCGTCGAGAAGGGCATGCCGCCGAAGCCGAAGGGCGCCTTCTGGGTGCGCTTCTACGTCGACTACCGCGGCCCAAAAGGCGACTGCCAGACCGCCATCCGCTTCGAGATCACCCGGGCCAAGGCATGAAGCCCGGTCGCTTCTACATCATCGACTGGCTCGACCACCACGACGGCGAAGACACAGGCCACGCATGGTGGCCGCTCGCCAGCGTCACCGCCGAGGGCTGCCACATCCGCTCTGGCGGCTACCTGGTGAAAGAGGGCGACGACGCCATCGCCATCGCCCACACCATGGACAAAGACCACAGCTCCCTGCCCTTCACGATCGTCAAGGCGGCGATCCTGCAGGTCGTCGAGATCCGTTTGCCGCCACTACCGAAGCCGAAAAAGAAAAAGGGCGCCGCCACCTAGGCGCGCCCCTTGTCCTGCACCCTCACCCCTTCACGGTTCGGCCGGGCAACCGGAGCGCGAAAAGCTCGGAAAAAACCCGCAGCGAAATCGCCGCAGACTCCCGTTCCTCGCGCGTTGCGCTCGAAATTTCCAGCGAAAAACGGGTCAACCGACCCCGCTGCTCCACTTCGAGCCGCACACCCTTAGACCGATCGTCCAACAAGACCATGACCGCCTCCCAATACCACTAGGCGCCGCACCATCGCGGGACCTTCGCCCTCCGGGAGAGGAGCCTTCCAAACGGTCACTTGAACAGGTCGAAATCTGGCACCCCCACCGCAAGATTGCAACGGGGCGAGGGGTAGTGGCTGAAGCCGCGCGCGGCTACTACCCGCGGGACACCAGCGCTTCGTTCAACGCCATGACCACGCTCTCGATGTACTTCTGATCCTTGCTGCGCAACGCCTGCACCTGGCCGCTGCCGGTGGTGAGAGAGACGATGAAGTCGGGCTTGTGGCCGCGCCGCATCGAGATGCCCATGAAGAGCAGCAGGAGGCCGAAGAACAAAAAGACCCACGGGCCGGTGATGGTCGGACTCAGAGCGACACCAAGACCGGAAAGCGCAGCAAAGAGCGCACCGGTCGTGATGAGCGCCGTCGACAGACCAAGCGACGGAGCGGTCTTGTGATAGCCGACGGAGTTGACTGCCGCCATTGCGTACGTCTGCGCGTTCACCTGGAACCGCGCGTTCGTCACCCGCACCCCTTCGTGATCGTAGAAGACCTTCTCCGCGGTCGCTTCACTCATCGCTTCCCCTTTCCAGTGTCGTAGTCCGACGGCGACTCTGCCACAAGCGACAGCTCCGCCCGCCGCACCTCCGCGAGCGCTCCTTCCGCAATCTGCCGCGCTGCTTCCACCGCGCTCGCCACCAGGTCAGCCGCGCCGTTCGCCTCGTGCGCTGCCGCAAGCGCCGCGCCTTCGAGCACCTCGGATCGAATGCCGTTCCGCATCAGCAACGCCACCCACGCCGGCCGCGCCACGCCGGCCACGGCAGCAGGCCCGTGCTCCGCCTCGCGCATCGCCGCGCCGAGATCCGAAAACGAAGCGCCGTAGAGGTCCAGCAGCGCGGCCACCGTGCCGAGCGAGGACGTTCCTTTACCGGTCTCCGCGCGATTGACCACGCTGATGGCGAGACCTGCGCGGTCGGCCGCCTCGAATTGCTTCAGGCCGCGGCGCTCCCGCAGTAGGCGCAGGGCACTGCCGAGATGGGCGAGTTCGCTCACGGCACTGATGTTAGCGCCTACCGCTTGCGCCAATAACTCATTGCCCTGCAAGGAAATGAGCACTGGAGAAAATACTTGTTGACAGACACTCTCGCTAGTGCCTATCATGTTCCACATGGAACAGCCGAACTACCCACCGTCGCTAGTCGCCGCGCGCGAGAGAGGGAATCTCTCGCAGGAAGAGCTGGCCTCGAAGCTCAACATCACGCGCACCGCCATCTCCCAGTGGGAGACCGGCACCACCACGCCAAGCGGTTCTTCCCGCCAGCTGCTCGCCCTCACCCTCGACATTCCCGTCGCCACCATCGACTCCTGGTTCGCCAAGGTCGAAGCGGTCGCGTGATGCCAATTCCGGAAGTCGTTCCATATCGCGGCTTCATCCTCTTTCCGAGTGTCATTCAGCCGGGCAACTGGACCTTCAAGGGCGGCATGTACGCGACGCTCGACGAAGCCAAAGCCGCGGTTGACGAGGATATCGATCGGCTCCACGCCGAAAGCGGGAACGTGCTTGGGCTGCACCTTCATGCGCCAGAGCACATGCCGTCGTCCGGGACTGGCGTCGCGGTCTGTGGCTGCGGCGCGTCCGCTCGCGTTCTCGCCGGAAAGATCGTCGACGGCTGGCATACCTGTCCGGTTTGCACCCACGCCTATGGGCTGGTCGCAGAGACCGCGAAGCAAGTGGACCGGATCGAGCGGCTCTACGCGCAGCGGTCCGAGTGCGTCGCGCGGGCGAACGACTTCGCCGCGACAGCAGAGAGCCGAATCGCAGCCCGACGGGGCTTGCAGGAGATTGAGCTGAAACTCCGAGAGATTCGCCGGGAAACCACCGCAGCGCTCGCCGAAGCCGAAGGCCGAGCTTGATCTTTCGTTCTGCCAACACCGGGCCTCGCGCGGTCGCTCCTTCCGCGTTGACACTGCCACGCCGCGCCGAGCGCGTCGCTCGTCGCGGGCAGGCCCGGCCTTTTTCCCATCCGCGCGGCCACTCCCCGCGCTTCCAGAGGGGCGGCCGGTGATGAGCGCCGCCACGCCCGCCGGCCGCCCCTCTCCCGCCCCGTCGATGGACATCGACGCCGGCGACATCCCCTTCGATCGCACCCCTGAAGCCCAGCAGCACCGCCTCTCCGGCCGCTGGGCCGACGTCGAAGACTCCGCCTGGCCCAAGTTCACCGCCTGGCGCGCCGAGATGCGCATCACCCGCCGCTCCCTCGCCAGCCGCCTCGTCGCCGCCGGCTTCCGCCCCGACGCCGAAGACCTGATCCGCCGCATCGAAGCCGGCCAGTCCCCGACCATCGCTTTCTTGGGCGCCGTCGCCAAAGCCTGCAACCTCACCCGCGCCCAGGTGCTCGAGATGTTCACCGTCAACGGCGTCCCCGTCCTCTGAACCCGATCGCTCTTTCTGGAGATCTGAGCCATGCCCCGCACGATGACGCCACCGCCCGCCCCCGTCGAGGACCAGCTGAAGCTCCTCTGGTCTGACCCCGAGCGTCTTTCCGACGCCTGCATCCGCGCCCTCGACGAGATGCTGGGCCACGACGTCGAGCGCCTCGCCAACGCCACCGGCATCAGCCGCCGCGAGCTCAACAAGCAGCGCGAGCGCCGCGAAGACAAGTTCGGCCGCCACTGGCTGCACCGCCTCGTCACCCTCGCCCACCGTGCCGCCGCCACCTTCGGCGCCGACCGCACCCGCGCCGCCGCCCACCTCTTCGCCCGCGCTTGCGGCCACGAGCTTGCGAGCGCCGTGCCACAGCCGGCCGCCGGCCACGAGAAAGAGAGCGACATCGCCCTCCTCGCCCGCACCATGCGCGAGTTCAGCGAAGCGAGCGCCCAGTACGCCGCCGCCGCCGAGAACGGCATCAGCCCCGCCGAAGCGAGAGACCTCCTGCCCGAAGTCGACCAGGCGCTCGAGCAGATGCAAGCCATCCGCAACCGCCTCCAGACCAGCGTCGACGGCCTCCGCCCCGCCCTGAAAGTTGCCGGCGCGCTGACCTACGGCCACAAAGCCTGACCCGAACGCAGCAAAGGAGAAACGAGCCCATGACTACCGCAGCCGTACCCAAGAAGCGCGCGCCCAAGGAAGTCCCCGTCGTCATCGACAACATCGGCGGCATCCGCCACGCCGAGCTCGTGGTCAAGCCGGGCGTCAACGTGCTCGTCGGCGCGAACGGCGCCGGCAAGACCAGCGCCATGCAGGCGATCCGCCGCGCCTTCGGCGAGAAGGTGCCGCTCGAGAAGATGGACGGCACCCTCGAAGGCCGCATCACCGTGCCCGGCCTGGTGGTGAAGATCGGCAAGATCGTCAAGGCCACCGGCGAGGCCGAGATGCAGATCATGGACGCCGGCCCCGTCACCCGCATCATCGACCCCGGCATCAAGGGCAGCGAAGAGGCAGCGACCGCCCGCGTGCGCGCCCTCGTCGAGCTGCTGCAGCCCGCCTTCGACGCCGCGAGCCTCGAGACGCTCGCCGGCGACGAGTCGATCGCCAAGGAAGTGCTCGCCGAGTACGGTGAGAACGCCTTCGACAACCTCGCCGACGCCGCCGAGCGCACCCGCCTCATCGCCCACCGCCACGCCCGCGCCGCCGAGGCCGAAGCCAAGGCCGCCGCGGCGATCGCCTCCGCCGCCGAGCAGGCCGCGGCCGATGCACTGGAACGCGCCGGAGGCGAAGAGGCCCTCGTCGAGATCCCCGTCGCCGACGCCGAGCGCGCCGCCGAAGAGGCGACCGGCGCCCTCGCCGTGGCGAAGGAAGCCCGCCGGCGCCGCCTCGCGCTGGAGCTGCAGCAGCAGGAGATCCGCGCGACGGTCGGCGAGAAGCCCGACCCGACCCGCTTCAACACCGACCTGCAGATCCGCCGCGACGCCATGGCGGCGAGCGAAGAGCGCATCCGCGACCTCGAGCGCAAGATCGCCCAGGAGCGCGAGACCATGGCCGGCATCCGCGCCGATGGCATCCGCCTCGCCGAGATGAAGACCGCCGAGGAAGACCGCCTTCGCACCTGGGAGCGCCAGGCCGCCGTGCTGGCGCAGGTGCCCGAAGGCCCGGAGGAGTTCGAAGTCGAGCGCCTCGAGCTCGAGGCTCAGCGCGCCACCGAAACGCGCCGCGCCGCGACCGTCTCCTCCCAGGTGCGCACCCAGCTCGACCAGGCGCGCCGCGAAAAGGAGAAGTGCGCTGCCGCGGCCGAGCACGCCGAGCGCCTGCGCGATATCGCCACTTCCGTCTTCGACCGCATGGCCGACCTCCCCGGCATCGCCGAGCGCGCCGGGCGCTTCGCCATCTCCGTCGGCCGCCTCTACGTTCGCGACGAGCACGGCAATCTCCACGACTTCGAGACCCGCCAGAGCAGCGGCCAGAAGGTGCGCGCCGTACTCGAAGTCGCCGCCAGCGTCTACGGCGAGAACGCCATCATCGGCCTCGAAGACCGCTACTGGAGCGACCTCGACGAAGAGCGCCGCGCCGAGTTCGGCGCCATCGCCGCCGCCAACGGCCTCTCCGTCATCACCTGCAGCGCCACCTCCGGCGCCCTCGGCGTCGAGCACGTCGGCGCCAACGCCCAGGCGGTGAACGCTTGATCCCCTTCGGCGGCACCCCCGTCGGCTTCGGCGCCACCGCGCCGGCAGCCGCAACCGCCGCGCCCGCCGCAGCCTTCGGCGCCGCGACCGCCGGCGGCGCCGCACCGCTCGGCGTCTCCGTGCCGATCGAGCTGAAGAGCGGCGACGGCAGCTCCGTCACCGTCGACATCCTCTTCGCCCCCGAGCACGCCGCCAACCCGGCCGCGCTGATGAACCTCGTCCAGTCTCTCTTCGCCGCCGGCTTCCCTGTGCGCGTCTACCGGCCCAAGCCGCCCGGCGGCGGCTTCGGCGGCGGCGGCTTCGGTGGCGGCAGCGGCTTCGGTGGAGCTCGCCGCTGGTGATCCTCTTCGGCGAACCCAACCCCGCGCCCGAGACCATCGCGCAGCTCGCCATGGCCGGCGACTCCGTCACCCTCACCGCACCGCTCTCGACCTTCTGCGGCCCAGAGCCCGAGCCCTGGCTGGCGCTCGACATCGAGACCACCAACGGCCGGCCCGAAGAGGCCGAGCGCTGGATGCGCCTCCACTACACCCCGCCGGCCAACTACAAGACCGCCGAGGCCTGCGGCAAGGCGTTCCTCGAGATGCGCGAGAAGAAGACCGAGAAGCGCGCCTTGCTTGATAGCTCGCCCGTCGTCATCGTGACCATCCAGACGCCGCGCGGCCTCTACGCCCTGCACTGCCTGGGCGCCGGAGCGACCGAGGCTCACGAGGGCACCGGTGGCGTCGTGCAGGGTTTCGCCTCGGCTCGCGAGATGTTGGTGGCGCTGCGCACCGGACTCGACGCCTACGTCGGGCAGGGCACCACGCTCGTCGGCCACAACATTCGCGGCTTCGACCTGCCGAAGCTCCGCTGGGCCTACCTCAAAGCCGGCCTGCGCATGCCTGCGGCGCTCGCCGCCGACCAGCCCGTCTTCGACACCATGCGCGAGTACGGCCGCCGCTTCAGCCAGGTCGAGAAGCCCTTCGTCGCCCTCGCCGACCTGCTCGAAGAGTTCGGCCTGCCCAGCCACAAAGCCGAGCTCGACGGCAGCAAGGTGCCCGGCATGGTCGAAGAGATCCTCGCCGGAAAGCGGGAGCACCTCCCCACGCTGCTCACCTACGCCCTCAAAGACGCCGCCATCGAAGCCCGCCTCTTCCTCGCCATGACCGGCCAGCTGCCGGACCAGCCGGAGGCCTAGACGTTGGCCAAGTACGACCTCCTCAACTCGTCGAAGTTCTTCAACCTCTGCTCGATCCTGAGGATGGAGAGCGAGGCCCATGTCGTCGGTCATCTCGAGGTGATGTGGAACTCCGCGCACCGCAAGAAGACCCCCATCCTGGGCGACTTCGACCGCATCGAGGGGGCCGCCAAGTGGCCCTTCACCCGCGAGCGCCACCAGTTCGCCGCCGCCCTGGTGAAGACCGGATTCGTCGACGAGGTGGTGCCCGGCCTCTACGCCGTCCACGACTACTACGACCACGCCCCCGAGTACAGAAAGAAGCTCATCAGCTCCGCCGCCAAGTCCGACCCAACCGTCTGCCGGGAGACGTTCTACATGGGCATCGACGCGCTTCAGAAGGTCATCGACGAGCACGAGGCACGCCGGAAAAACGAGGGTCATTCCACAGCCAGCGCGCCGAAAGCCGTCGCGACTGTGCAATCGACCCCTGTTTTACCGGAAATCTCCGGCGAAAGTGCTTCCACTGCGACCACTTTTCCGGAAATTTCCGCCCTGTCTTGTCTTGTCCGGTCTAGTCTTGTTTCTTCCTCTCCCCCCAGTAGTCCCCCCGCCCCTTCCGGGCGCCGGAAATCGCCGGAGGTTTCCGGTCCTTCGCCGGAGACCTTGCCGCCTTCGCCCGACGAAGCCGAGCTCCGCCCCGTCATCGGCCGCGTGACCGACGCAGTCGTGCACCTCATCGCCGTCGGCGACGAAGAGTCCGCCGACCTCCTTGAAGACCAGGCGCTGACCTGCCGCAGCGTCGGCGACTGGACCGCCCTCGCACAGATCGCCACCGAAGCGCTGCAGCGCTCGACCCGCCAGGCGGTGCCCGCATGACCCTCCGTCGCCTGCTCTTCGCCCTCGCCCTGCTGCCCACCGTGGGCTCGCCCGTCATTGCCGCGCAGAGCGGCCTGCTCGCGAGTGTCGGCGCCTTCTACGGCGGCCTCCTCCTCGCCGGCACGGTCGCCTTCTGGCCGCTCACCACCCGCGAGCGCGAGCGCTCCGCCCACCGCACCCTGGCGAAGAACCTCTCCGGGGCCGACCCGCGATGACCACTTTCCGCGACATCAACCGCTTCGAGCTCTTCGCTGCGCTGCGCGGCTACGGTTTCCAGCTCACCGTCGAGGGCTACGTCTGCCACCCAGAGATCGCCGGCGGCAAACCCCTCCAGTTCGCCCTGATGAGCAACCGTCAGGCCCTGGCCGACCTCGTCGTCCAGCTGCGCGAAGCCCGCGCCCGACAGCGCGGCGGCCGTTTCGTCACCCACGCCAACTCCAACTCCCGCACCCGTCAGCTCGTCGCCGCCCAGGACCGGAGGTCATCGTGACCTTCGGCCGCAAGCGGCAATCCACCGGGCAGAGCCTCCCCCTGTCCATATCTCCTCGGCGTACTAAGACGCGGCGCCCGGCCGCGTGGGAGCACCGGGCACTTTCCATCCACCGCACCTCTGGCCATCTCCTGGAGCTCTGACCATGCTCATGAAACTCCTCGGCTACTCGAAGCCGATCCCGCTGCACGACCACACTGACTCCCGCCGAAGCCTGCGCTCGATCGCGCACGCAAAGAGTGGCGACCCGCTGGGCGACCCGACCTTCCCGACCCACGTCGATCACGTCACCGACGCCGACGAGCGCCAGCGGAAGACCGAGCGCCTCCTCGCCGCGCGCCGCGCCTGGGCAGGCGTCGCCGCCGCGCTGCTGCTCGCCATCCTCCCGCCGCCGGCGAGCGCCGCCGCCGGCCACCGCGTCATCGAGACCGCCCTCTCGCCCGATGGCGCCTACCGCGTCGAGGTCGCCGACTTCACGAGCGCCACCGACTTCGAGCTCTACTCCACCCCGACCGCGCCGGGCGGCGTGCGCCGACGCATCAGCCAGCCCAACAACCAGCCGAGCTGGGACGTCTCGACCGGCGTCGTCTTTGTCGCGAGCGCGACCGGCCTCCGCGTCGCCTACCGCGCCGGCAGGATCGCCGACCTCGGCCAGGCCGACCTCTTCACCACCGGCGTCTACGCCCCGACCGTCGTCCAGGTAAGCCAGCCGATGAACGGCATGGTCCACACCCTCGCCCGCTTCGGCCGCGACCGCCTGACCTACACCGCCGACGTCGAGCAGGCCGGCGGCGCGAAGAGCTGGTGGCTCGTCGGATCCCTCGGCGAAAACCGCACCCGCGGCCTCTTCTTCGACGGCTTCGAAAGCGGCACCACGGCGGCGTGGCGATGAGCGAGCAGTCCTCCCTTTTCGAGTCCCCGCGCGAGGCCCGCGCGGCGGCGATGGCGGAGGCGCACCGCGCCGGCCGATTCTTCATCGACCCGACCGTCCAACTGCCGCCCAGCCAGGCGACCGTGCCCGCGCGCCACCGCGCCCGCACCGAAGACCCGCGCTCCTCGAAGGAGGCCGCCGAAGAGGTCACCGCGACCGGCCGCGCTGACATCGAGCTCGCCCAGGTCATGGCCGCCCTGCGCACCTTCCCCGGCACGACGAGCAAAGAGCTCGCCGAGCGGAGCGGCCTCGACTACCACCTCGTCGCCCGCCGCCTGCCAGAGCTCCGCGACAAGAAGTTCCTCGTCGAGCACGGCCCCGACCGCATCTGCACCGCCAGAGGCTCCAGCCAGACCCGCGCCGTCATGACCTGGATGCCACTCAACCCCTTCCACCCGAACGGTGGACGGTAACCCCACCACCCAGCCCAAGGAGAACGAGCGATGGAAATGCCAGACCGCCTCGAAGACATGACGAAGGAGCAGCTGATGCACCTGGACATGCTCGTCGACCAGCTCGACGCCGCCTACCCGACCGACCGCACCGACGAAGAGCGCCTCGCCAAAGATCCCCACCTCGCCATCCTGCCGAGCGGCCTTAAGTACTCCACCGATGGCGTCCGCTTCTTCGGAATCATCGACCGCGAGTATCAGCGGGGCGAGAAGCACTGGCAAATGGGGATGGGCCAGATCGTCTACGAAGACGGCTGCACGATGGCGATCCACGAACCGCACGACGTCGCAGCCTTCAACGCCGCGCTCAACGACATCGGAGTCTACGTCGCCGCGCCCACCCTCAAGGGCGACGACAACGACGGCGACGGCATCGTCCACGAAGGAGCGCCGGTCTGATGGGCGCCAACGAACGCGAGAAGCAGATGGCGACGCTGGTGCTGGCGATCGAGACCGCGAAGCGCCAGAAGCGCGAGGTCGTGACGTCGCTCAACGAAGGTATCGCCTCGCTCGAAACCCAGCTCCAGGACCTCGCCCAGGACGTCGACTCCGAGCAGATGACGCTGGCCGAGGCTATCGAGTCGGACACGTTCGCCGCCGCAGTCGAGGAGGAGGGGAAGAAGGCAGGGATCGACATCAAGGTGACGAGGTCGAAGCGATGAAGCTCGTCTACGTCGCCGGTCCCTACCGGGCGAAGACGCTCCACCAGGTGAAGGCGAACGTCCGCGCGGCCGAGCTGCGCGCCGAGGACGTGGTGCGCGCCGGCCACTACCCGATCGTCCCCCACCTGTGCACCGCCTACCTCGACGGCCTCGCCCCCGACCAGCACTTCCTCGACGGCACCCTCGAAGCCATGCGCCGCTGCGACGAAGTCTGGCTCTGCGCCGGCTGGGAGAGCAGCCGCGGCACCATCCAAGAGATCGCCGCCGCCTTCGAGCGCGGCCTACAGGTCATCGACGAGAACGGAGCGCCCCTTCTGCCGATCGAAGACCGCGACTGTCTGCCGGAGTGGGCATCGGGATCGACGCCATGACGAAGTCGACCGGCAAGCTGCGCCGTCGGCGCTACTGGACCGAGGAGGAGCTCGAGCAGCTGCGCGACCTCTACCCGGACACACCCACGGCAGAGATCGCCCGGATCACCGGCCGCCTCGTCGGCAGCGTCTACCAGAAGGCGCTCTCCATCGGCCTGCGCAAGAGCGCCGCCTATCTCTCGTCGGCCGCCGCCTGCCGCCTACGCCAAGGCGACGAAGTCGGCAAGGAGTTCCGCTTCCAGAAGGGCCACGCCTCGTGGAACAAGGGACGCAAGGGCTACCAGCCGGGCGGCGCATCGGTCGCGACCCAGTTCCAGAAAGGCGCGAAGCCGCACACATGGAAGCCGGTCGGCACCGAGCGCATCAACGCCGACGGCTACCGCGACCGGAAGATCAGCGACACCGGCTACCCACCGCGCGATTGGCGCGGCGTCCACCTGCTGCTCTGGGAGGAGAACCACGGCCCGGTGCCGACGGGCCACGCCGTCGTCTTCAAGAACGGCAACAAGACCGACGTCCGCCTCGACAACCTCGAGCTCATCACGCGCCGCGAGCTGATGGCGCGCAACACCGTCCACAACCTGCCGAAGGCCATCGTCCAGGTCGTGCAGCTCCGCGGCGCCATCGTGCGTCAGATCAATCGCAGAACGAAGGAGCAGGGAGCCCAGGCATGAAGAACAAGATCGAAGATCTCCGCAACCACCTCTTCGCCACCCTCGAAGCGCTGCAGGACAAGGACACCCCGATGGACATCGAGCGCGCCAAGGCCGTTGCCGACGTCGCCAGAGTCGTCATCGACTCCGCCAAGGTCGAGGTCGAGATGCTCAAGGTCTCCGGCAGCGTCGCCGCCTCCGGATTCTTCCCCGCCGAGGAAGTCACCCAGCGCCCCCGCGCCCTCGCCGCCGGCGAGCGCCGGAGCTGACCGATGGCGAGCCACACCCCAGGCCCCTGGGTCATCGATGACCGGTCTTTGTACGACGGCCAGAACGGTCTCGGCATGGCGCCTGTCTCGCTGGGCGCCGTTGTCGCCGAGTGCCCCACCGCCTTCGGCAGCCACACCATCCGCGCCCCGCACACCATCGGCAAGCCATGCCAAACCAAGGAAGCCATGGACGCCGAAGGCCTCGCCAACGCCCACCTGGTGAAGGCGGCGCCGGAGCTGCTGCATGCGCTGCAGGAAGTGTCCTGGGCGTTCTGTCTCCTGGTGGCGGCGAGTGGTGACTTTTCAGAATTGAACGCCAAGGCCATGGACCTGGCAAACGCCGCCATCGCCAGCGCGGAGGGCCGCTCGTGACCACGCATACTCCGGGTCCATGGAGGATCGCCCCGAAGTACCTCTACGGATCGGACGGCATTCACATCGACGCCGGCGCACGCTCCTACATCGCCCACATCGGCAACCACGGCGACGAACAAGCAGAAGCCGATGCCCGCCTGATTGCCGCCGCGCCGAGACTGCTGGCCGCACTGGAGATGGTGAAGGAGCTGCCGGGGTTCGAACCTGGAGAGCCCTATGGAGTGGCGACGATAGCCGCCATCGTCGAAGCAAAGGGACAGCCATGACCACGCCAATCATCACCGACCGCGATCCGGGCGACGAAGACCAGCGGCGGGAGGTCTGTTGCTCGTCATTCCCGGGCAAGAGCTTTCTAAGGTGCTCGCTTCAGAGTGGCCACAGCGGGCCGCACTCGACGGTGAAGCGAAAGACGATCTACGAGTGGTGGGGCGGAGAATCGGACCGATGACCGAGCCGAACCTGCTGGAGTTTCGCCGGCACATGGGGACGCTGGTGGAGGGCAAGACCGACGCGGAGCTGGCCGAGATGCACGCCACCCTCCAGTGGATCGCCGACCAAGCCATCGCCCACGCCATCGGAGCGCGCCCGCTCCCCCACCCCAAGCTCCTCCGGTCGGCGTAGGATTCGGCCATGAGCAGAGCCGAGCGAAGGCACCAGCGCGAGCGCATCAAGGCCAAGGTCGTGCGCACCATCGCCTCCTGGAACGAGGCCTGGCGCCGCGACGCGAAAGCCATCGGCCGCTACGTCAACCACGGCATGCAGGTCTGCTCCTGCTACATGTGCGGCAACCCGCGGCGACACAGCGGCGGCCCAACGGTGCAGGAGCGCAAGGCGAGCGAGCTAGACGAATGACCGCCTACCTCTACCTCCGCGTCTCGACCGAGGAGCAGGTCTCCAACCTCTCCCTCGACACCCAGGAGGCCGAGTGCCGCGCCCTCTGCGCCCGCAACGCCTGGCCCATCGCTGAGGTCTTCCGCGAAGAAGGCGCCAGCGCCAAGACCCTCGATCGCCCCACCCTCCAGCGCCTCCTCGCCCAGCTCGGCAAAGCGAAGGGCAAGGTCACGCACCTCGTCGTCCTCCGCGTCGATCGCCTCAGCCGCGACCGCGACGACTTCTATGTCCTGCGCGCCGCGCTCCGCCGCCATGGCGTGCGTATCGTGAGCGTGCGCGAAGAGATCGCCGACGACTCGATCAGCGCCATGATCGTCGAGACCTTCTCCGTCCTCCAGGCCCAGGTCGACAACCTCATCCGCGCCGGCCGCGCCAAGACCGGCATGACCGAAGCCGCGCGCCGCGGGCGCTGGGTCTGGAAAGCCCCCATCGGCTACCGCCACGCCCCCCACCGCGACGGCCGCCCCGTCGGCCTCGAGCTCGACCCCGAGCAGGCGCCCCACATCGCGCGCGCCTTCGAGCTCGTCGCCGGCGGCGTGACCGTCGACGCCGCCTTCCGCGAGTGCACCGCGAGCGGCCTGCGCAACCCCAAGGGCCAGCCCATCGGCCGCCAGACCTTCCACGCCATCTTCCAGAAGCCCATCTACGCCGGCCGCCTCGAGGTTGCGAGCTGGGGCGTCGAGACCACCTCCACCGCGCCGGCGATCGTCAGCGAGGAGACCTGGTATCGCGCCCGCCGGGCAATCGCCACCCGCTCGCCGGAGCGCCGCCACACCGCGACCCTCGAAGACTTCCCCCTGCGCGGCGTGACCCGCTGCGCCTGCGGCAAGAAGCTCGCCGCCTTCCACTCGACCGGCCGCAACGGCAACCGCTGGCCCTACTACCGCTGCCAGAAGTGCGCCGTGCAGATCCCCGAGCGGCTGCTGGGAGAAGCCTTCGAGCGCCTGCTCACCCGCGTCGCCGCGCCCGAAGCCGCCGTGCTCTGGGTCGATCGCCTCATCTCCGAGAGCCTCCAGCGCCGCGCGAGCGAGATGCAGGCCCGCCTCGCGACCGGCCAGCGCCGCCTCGCCGCCGCCGACCAGCGCCTCGAGCGCCTGCTCGCCCTGCGCGTCGACGGCGAGATCACCCCGGAAGAGTTCGCAGCCACCCGCGCCCGCCTAACCGAAGAGCGCGACGAAGCCCGCCTCGAGCTCGCCGAGCTCACCACCCCCCTCGACGCCGACTTCGGGATCGCCAGCAGCTGGGCACGCCGCCTCCTGACCCGCCCGGCCGAAGTCTGGGCAGGCCTCGCGCCCAGCATGCGCGCGGCGTTCGTCGAGCGAGTCTTTCCAGAAGGGCTGGTCTTCGAAAACGGCGAGTTTGCAAACCGCTCTAAGTGCCTGCTGACACTGCCGTTACAGCCCGATTTGGGCAAGGAGGAAGATTTGGTAGGCCAACCCGGAGCCTGTTCAAACCACCCCGACCTATTCACCTGGTGCCGCGATTTCCGCACCCTCGAACCATTCGCGAGGGCGGCATGAGCGAGAACACGAAGCCCAACCCCGGCAGCGCCGAAGCCATCACGCAGGGCTGCAAGTGCCCGGTGCTCGATAACGGATACGGCAAAGGGTGCGGACAAGAGATCGGCGGACGCCCGGCGTTCTGGATCAACGCTGAGTGCCCAGTCCATAGCTGGAAAGATGTCGCGCTGGTTCTGAAAGTAGGAACGGCATGAGCAACACGAAGCTGGACCCCGCCACGCTGACAGTAGAAGAACTTGCGTTGCTCGATCACTTCGCTTTGCGCGAGTGCTTTCACGCAAACACCGCATCTGTGGCAGAGAAGTGCTACGAGTCGGGCTACGACTTGATCCTCGCCCGCCGCGCCCTGTTCGGGACCGCGCCGGAGAAGGCGGCGAAGGTGGAAGACGACGCACACACACGCGCGCACGGCCGGCACTGTACGTGCGAGATGGTCAGGCTAAAGCCCAAGCTCGCCGCGCCGGTCGGTGATGGATACCAGCCAATCGACAGGGGCGAGATCAAGAGCCCGCCGCAAGGGGGGACGGGGACAGTTCGGCCCGCCGCGCCGGAGTACAGATTTTGCCGGAATGGCTGCGGCGCTCAGGTCACGTTCGAGAACGGCGTCACTGGTCCTTGCTCTGACTGCGACAATCCCGCCGCGCAGGTGAAGCCGTGAGCGTCACTCTCTACCGAGTCCGCCGACCGGACGGGACACTGATAGACAAGCCGCCGTCTAGCGACAAGGCTCTTGCAGCAGCGTCGGCGTGGGATGAGCTGCCGAAGGAAATGCGTACCAGGACTCAGCTTGCCATGACGAAGGGCGCTGCCGGGCCGCGTTTGCTCTGGACGCTGGCCGATCTTGGCTACACCATCGAAGCCGTCGAGTACGTCGAGCAGGCCGCGCAGGGGCGGAAGGTGGAGTTGCCGAAGGTGCGGGAGTTTCTGCTCATTGCGAAGGATCGTTGGTTCTCCGAATCGTCACGGAAGATTCTCGACGCCGCCCTCGCGGAGCTCGACGCGGCGGAAGGGAGGAAGTGATGGATGAGAAGCCAAAGTGGTCGCGCAAGAGCTTGAAGAAAACGCTCGCGCTGATGGAGGCCAACGAGGCAGAGAAGGCCCGCCGCCTCGCCCGCTACGACGAGGCGGTGCGGCTGCTGCGGGAGTGCGGCCTATACACCGACAACAGCGACTTCGACAACAAGGTGATTGCCTTCCTCGCCGCCGAGCCGAAGAAAGGGGAGGGTGGAGGGTAATGGACACGAGAACCGGACTGATCTACGAAGCCGCGAGTGCTGCGGCATTAGCGAAGAAGCTCGGTGCCGACGAGAGTGACATAGCGATGCTCGACAAGCTGCCAGAAGGCACTTGCCGCAAGTGCAACGGCACCGGAGCGGTCAAGGCTGGAATGTTCTCTCGCCGGTTCAAGCCGTGCCGATGCACGAAGGCTGGTTGGGCGAAGGATCGGCCATGAGCAACGCACATCGCTGCTATGTAAGCGACCTGCATCCGTGGGACTGCGACAGGACACTCTGTTGTCACTGTCGCAACGACCACGACCCTACCGTCTGCTGCCTGTGCTGGGACGCGCAAGATCCCGAGCACGAAGAGCCGGGTACTCTGGCTACCGATGCTGCGCGCAGAATCTACGAAGAAACGAGGACCCCATGACCGACCTACAGCGCAAGGCGAGAGAGGCGGCAATCGACCACGGCTTGTGGCTCGCGCCGGACGATGACGAGACGAACTACGAGGCGTTTGTCGCTGGGTACTATCGCGGGTGGAGCGACAAAGGCGTGTATTCGCTTCGGGACGCGAGGGCGGTTGTCGCTCAACTTGTCGAGTGGGCGGAGGAGGAAGGCTGCGACTGCGGGCAGAACGACCCGCCGTGTGCGCTTTGCGTCGGGAAAGCATTCTTGGAGGCGACCAATGAAGATCCTGCATGAGTGGAACTTCCACAATCGCGTCTGTCGTGTTGTCGAGTCTGACCCTGGAATCGTTCATTTCGAGGAAGCGACGCGCACGACTGGCGACCCAAG